GCTCCTGCTATAACGTCAGCAAATCCAAGTCTTTGTGAAGCCACAAGTACTCTTCTTTGGTTTTCGACATCATAATCAGATTCGATTGTAACACCTCTTAATCTTGGCATTACATAGTTTCTGGTATATACAGCTACAGCTGCAAATTTAGCTGCTGCTTTTGCTGGGAACTCGTCACAAAGAATAACTCTTGATCCGAATACCTGACCAATCTCACCAGATAGCTTTGTTGAAAGATCACCAACTAGGTTGACATCTTGGAACTCAGCGTCTTGTAGTAAGTTATAATATGCATCTTGTGACACAAGGTATACTACGTCTGATGGATTAACTCCATATTTACCCATGTTTTTTCTCATGTTTAGCAAGTCTGAAGCTACGACTGCGTCTGTTGCTCCGAATGCTGCTGGTGAACCTGCACCTACGTCATCTGTAAAATCAGAATCAGCTTGTGCCATTTGTAGTAGACCATCAAATATACCTGAAGTATACTGACCGTCTGAGTGGTTACCTAATAATAATGCATTCTCAATTCCTCTTGCGTGAGATCTAACCATAGATTCTCTTAATAGAGGTAGTATTGGAATAATTGCATCTTCTTCAGTTTCATTACCTAAGAAAGTCTTAGAGATCAACTTGTTAGTTGATAATGTTCTTTCTTGCATTTGAATACCTGTGAAAGGTGCTGCACTGTTATCTGCTCTTTCTTCTAAGTTACCATATGGTGCTGTACCACTACCTGTTACGCCTGTTGTAAATTCAGCATAACCTGCATCTGGTAAGATAGGAAGAATTTGATTTGCAGAAGTCATTTGTATTTCTCTAAATAGAGGTGCTAATACTAATTCATTCTGAATATCTCTTTCAACATTTGCAGATACAACTTGCTCAAAGTCTGCAGAAGAAACTTCAACTGTTGAATGTTGATTAACTTTCTCCATAACTGATTTTGAGTATTGGTTATCCCAACCTTTACCAGTCGCTAGACCAGCAAATTTTGCATCTAATATTTCATTTTCAAAAGATTTTTTCCAATCTGCATCACTTCCTCTATTTGAGAAAACTCTCTTAGATTCTCTGATGTGTTGAATTTCTTCTGATTTTTCTTTGAGTTCTTTTTGAAGTTCATTAACGATTGAACCTAATTCTTCATTCTTCTCGTTAAATCTTTTCTCAACGTCACCCATTAGTTGTTCTGCACCTGATAGTGCTGATATAACAACTTTCTTTTCTACTTCCTGTTGTG